CCTACATACTTATCTATATAAGACTCAATAGCAGCAGCATGAGCTTGTTTTATATCTTCACTAGAATTTGGTATGCCACCTATTTCTTTTTCCGCAACAGAAAGCTTGTTCCAAATTTTATCAGGTCTATTCATTGAATAACCCCTATAGCCTCTTCTTTTAAAATAATATAATAATCTAGGTTTATTGTTTTCAGCTAAAAGAGGCATGCCATAAAACACACAAGCCATTAAAACATCTTCGAAAAACATTTCTGCCGTTTGAGGCCTAGCCACATATTCTAAAAAAAAAGAATTAGGTGGAGCATCTTCCATTGAAAACTTAGTTAATCCGTGTAAAGAACCTTTAGATCCATTACCGTCAACTGTTCCTGAAATATCATAACTGTCACAACCAAAAGCGCCTATATGTTCATTTCCAGGATGCTTTATGCCATTTTTTAAAATTTGTTTATTTTGCAAAGAGTAGTTTGGTACCCAAGTTAATTTAAACCTTCCGTTAGGATTTGGTGAAAAATTTACCACAGTATCTTTTACTCCGTTTTGCCATTGAAAATTTCCTGTAGAAACAATATTAGTGTTTCTTAAATCTTCATTATAGTCTATTTGCTCGTATATTTTAACTAAATTAAATATACTGTTTTTTGTTTCATCTCTGAATGCGTGTTCTTCAGTTCTTGGAAACTGTCTGTAAAACTCGTTTAAAGCGTCTTGGTCGCCTTTTAAGCCATCTGCTTCGTTGTTCCAATGCTCTACAACACCTATGTCTATTGAGTCGCCATGAGGCCCTTTAACCGCTTTTTTTGGAGTATCGAAAACAGGGTGTCCATGAGAATCAATGAATCCTTCGTAGTTCCATTCCATAGGTATGAACAGAGAATATAATCCTGAGCTAGTTTGTCCATTCCTGTTTCTTTTACTAGCATCTGAGTTGTAGTATAGTTTTTTAAAATTTTCTCCACCTTTATCTAATGAATTAGAAGTTGAACCCATCATACATTTACCAATAACTCTAGATCCTAGCCTAAGGCAGGTTTTTGTAACTCTCCAGTTATTTAATATATTGTCAGGTCTTTCCCATTTACCGCTCTCGTCGTGTACTAATAAAGCTAATTTTTCACCGTCATAACTATTATCGCCAGTGTTTTTCCAGTCAATCGTTGTATCTAATCCTTCAAGTAATTCTTGATCTTTTTTGTTTTGGATAGACTTTCTGGTGAGTCTTGACGCGGGGATTCTATAGGCGAGCTCGGTTTTTGGCCTGTCCATACCGTCCTGGATGGGTTTGAAAAAGAACGGGTAGTTGACTGATATTGGTACGACTTTATCTGTGAACATTTTCTTAGCATCGGAACCAGACTTAGACAAGATACCGTACCGTGCATCTGATGTAATTGTAGCCAAATTAACGGTTTCTGCTGAAGACATAAAAGAGAATCCGGAACGGCGGTTCTTAAGATAACACATTCCATAACACCGTGAGTCGGCTTTACAAGCTTCCCAGAATATAAAGAATAGTCTGTTTGCTTCTCTAAAGTCTGGTTTCCCAACATCAATCTTGGACCACTGCAAGTACATAAAATGAGTGCCAGTAATGTAAGTAGCCAGGCTTCTATTATAGAACCAATGGCCTTCTTCTCTTTTTTTAAATTCATTATCAATATAATTTTCCCACTTAGCCTTAAAGCTATTGGGGTAATCTCTCCATTCAAATACGCTTGCAATGTTTTTAAGCTCTTTAGGATATTTTTCAGGCTCCCAGCGGTTGTTGCCTTTAATTAAATTTTTTGGAGCCTTAGGAAGCGCTATTTTAAGCCCTTGTATTTCGTATACTTCACCTATTTGACCTGTTTTGCTTATAACTATAATATCATTTTCTTTATTATAGCCATATTTCCATTTTTTAGATTTATTTAATCTGTTTAATGTGTTTATTTTTACAGGTTGTATTATTTTATATAAACTCTGCTCGTACATTATTTAGACCTCCTTTCTGCAAAACCACTAAAAGTTTTTTTACTTTCATCTTTTGGCTTATCTTCTAAAATAGCTTCTTCTGATTGTATTCTTGTTAATATTTCAAAAGCATCAAAAATAGCTAGTTTTTTAGTTGCTGCTGCGTTTTTAAGTCTATCAGCAGATATATCATCATCTGAATCAACAATAGGCTCTTTTGCGACTTTTATTAACTCCTCAACTGCTTTGTGACCAGCTTGGATTATACTCTTCTTCGTTTCCTTTATATTCATATTTAATTGTAATAAATTTATTTGGAACCCTATATAGTCTTTCGTTTTCTATAAAAAACTCGTACTCTGAACCGGGTTTAAAAGAAACTAACGCACCTTTTTCTATATAGCCATCGCTATGCTTTACTACGCCTTTGCCTACAATCTCATTGCTTAACTGCATTGTATCAATCTGCTGTAGCGGCTTGATAAAAGAAAAACCTTTAACGGCTCTCCATTGTTCGTTTCTTTTATAAGCATATACTTGGTTTTGTTGAACAAAAAATAAGTCTTCTCTAAAATAACTTCTGCTATTTTTTTCTTTACCTCTTACATCATAAAACCTTCTAAAAACATTATGATGTACTATCACTTCATCACCTGGTTTTATTTCAGAACAATAAGCTAACGGTGTTGAAATAACAACGCCATGCCTGCTCACATATTGGTGGTTTTGCATTTCTGTGTTTAATATTAACTCAGAACCATTTAATTCAACTTTATTATTATTTCTTTCGCTAAATGGTTTTACTATAAAATCAAAAACACTATTCATTAATACTCTAAATTATACTCAACGGCAATTGCCATATTTTTATTAAAGTCTTTCCACGGAAGTGTTTCTTTGTTTTTTTTAATATAAATAGAATACTTGTTTTCTTCTTCTATTATACTTTCTATAACATGACCACCATAAACTTCTTGACCAACAGCATAATGCATAGCGTCATTTTTATAATCTCTACCTATACTAATCTTTCTTACTAGGCTCATTTTTTGCTATTTTACCGTCATTTATATCAATGCTGACCTCACCATAAGATTTTTTTAGTTCATCTTGAAACTTTTGAAGATCCTGCTGCAGGCTTGACACGCTGTGTAGTAATTCGTGTTTAGTAATCTCTAATTCACCTAACCTTAATTGGTGTTGATTATGGTTTTTTACTAATTCTTGAAGTTTAGTTAATTCTTCTTTTTTTATTTTTTTTGCCATTTTATTAAATTTAAGTTGTTTTATATATAATTAAGTATTACGTATTTACGCGTTACTTTAATTTTCTATAGTCATAGTTACAGAAGTTGGGTTTTCTAATTCTGAAATCTGTGAAGCAATGCCATCTTCAATAGATTCAACTTGCTCTTCACCCATAGCGTCTTTAGTCCAACCAACAACTATTTCGTTTGTTAGTTCATCAAAAGGTATAAAGTCAGCTTCAGTATCTAAAGTTACTACTTGAGTTCCGATGCTTGTTGCTGAATAATCTTCTTTTGTTCCAGTTACTTTCCAGTGTACATTATACACTACATTTGTTTCACCTTCTTCTTGAGGGTGTACATCTACTGTTTTGCAATTCCAATCGTATGTTATCATTTTTTATTTTTTAATTGCCTGAGTTGCGCATCTTATAGGTGTTTGCGATGTACCTTTAACGTCTACCCAGTTTATATCTATATATTCTTCGCAAATTTTAATATTTTTAACCACCCCACTAACTGTCCCTTTGCAATTAGTAATATTTATACTAGCGTCAGAGCCATTCGTTCCATTTCTACCGTCTGCCCCAGCTGATCCCGTTGCTCCCTGAGGCCCCTGAGGTCCAGTAGCGCCAGTATCTCCTTTAGAAGCAGCGCTAGAAGAATCTTTACCAAAAGCATCTTTTATAAAAGTGTGTAGCTCCTCAACGTCTTGCCTTAAATCTTCAACTTGTTTTAATAAAAACTTATTAGTTTGATAAATAGCGTCGTCGTTAAACAAGTCGCTAATATCTGTTAAACTGGTTAAATCATCAGATATTTCTTTAGATACGGTGTATTCACCGTCAGAACCTTTAACAGCTTGTTGTTTTGAACTACCTTCTTTAAATAGTTTTTTGCCTCTAATATTGTCGTTTATATTCGCCATATTAAGTTATATTATATTCATACCATATTTGATAAGCCATTCCACCCATTCTTGGCTGAGTTGCTACCCCAGTCACAACCCCTATCTGCACTTTGTCTTCAGCGTTAAAAGTAAAATTAGTAGTTCCAAAATCAAAAGTAACTTTCATACTCGACGTGCCTCCGTTTGTAACTGTTCCAGCGTAGGTTGTACTACTTAATGTTCCATTTATTTTTTTGCGAAAAGTACAAGCCGTAGCTACTGGTGTACTTCCTGATATATACTTTAGTATAATTTTTCTAACTCTACCAGCGTATAAAGGTACCCAAGTATTATAATATTGGTCTGAGGAACTCATTCCTGTTATATTTATAGGAATCCACAATGGATTAGCGCCATCGGTGCTTCTTGGGCTATGGAAAAATCCACCATTGTTAAAATCAGAAACATAACCTTTATACCCATCTACCGCTTTAACATAACCGCTAGCTTCAAGATTGCCAGTTAAAGTAGTATTAGCACAATCTAGCTTTAAATCAGTACCGTCTTCGTTACCGTTAATAACGCTTTGTATTTTAGCTCCAACGGTTGTTCCATCAAATGCAAATGATATTTCACCAGAAACATCACCAGCAGAGTTACCACTAGTTGAAAG